ATGGTAGGCTTACTGACAGCTAACGAGAAAGTTATATATGATATAGAATACTCCGTAGACCCCTACAAGGAATCACTAAAACAAATCCAATTAGCCGTGGATAAGTGCGATGTGCTTGTAGGGTTCAACATTAAGTTTGACTTACATTGGTTAGCCAGGTATGGTATTAAGTTTGCTAACAAACGTATATGGGATTGTCAACTGACAGAGTTCATACTACGTAATCAGACTAACTCATACCCATCATTGGATGGTGTAGCTGAGTACTATGAACTAGGTAGTAAGCTTGACGAAGTCAAAGAGAACTACTGGAAGAATGGTATTGACACAGACAAGGTGCCAAAGGACATACTGTCTGAGTACCTAGAGAAAGACATAGAGTTAACTGAACAGGTTATGTCTATGCAGATGAAAGAGTTAGCCGACCAACCTCAACTGAGGCGGCTAATCTCTCTACATAATCAAGACTTACTTGGTCTACAAGAGATAGAATTCAATGGTCTTAAGTATGAGTACGACAAGTCACAAATATTAGGAGATGAATTAGATGAACAAATCAGTAAGCTCAACAAAAAACTTTATGACTATCATGCTTACGATAGTTTTAATCCCAATTCTGGGGAGCACCTTTCTGCTTTTCTTTACGGTGGGTACGTTAAAGAGCGTTTTCAACGCCCCATTGGACATTACAAGACTGGCGTACATGCAGGCGAAGTTAAGTATAAGTGGGAGGAAAGACTCAAAGAATTCCCCAGACGAGTAACACCTATTGAAGGTACTGAACTTAAGAAGGAAGGATTCTATAGTACCAATGAGGATACATTACGTAAGCTCAAGGGTAACAAGGAAGCTAAAGAAATACTAGAGACATTACTAACTCGTGCAACACTAGAGAAAAGAAAGACTACATACTATCACGGGTTAGTTAAACTAATTGATGAGATGAACTGGACTAAAGGTATTATACATGGTCAGCTCAATCAATGTGTGGCAAAAACAGGTAGGCTAAGTAGTAGTAAGCCTAACCTTCAGAACTTTGATGGAGAGATTAAGTCTCTCTTTACAACTAGATACGGAGAAACAATATGAGTGTAGATACACAACAACATGATATGAATGAGCAGCAAGTAATGGAAGAGTCACATCATCATCACACAGCACTAGAGTTTAGTGAGATGGTAGTATCTCTTGGACCTAACGCAGTACTATCCTTACTAACAGATGATGCTCGTAAAGAACTACGTAAAGCTATCATAGTACAATACAATCACAGGTTAGTAGAGGCAACAGGAGTTTAACATGATACTTAATGCTGACGCTAAAGCTTTAGAATGGGTATGTGCTACATACTTATCGCAAGATAAGATAGCTATGCAAGAAATAAAGAATGAGATAGACCAACATACTGACAACCAAACAAGGTTTGGGTTACCATCTAGGTTAATAGCTAAGACGTTTGTCTTTAGATTAATCTATGGTGGTAGTGCTTATAGTTATGCTATGGACAATAACTTCAAGGACATAGGTAATGAGGACTACTGGCAAAATGTGATAGATGAATTCTATCGTAAGTATACAGGACTTAAGACATGGCATGATAAGATATTCAATGATGCTAAGCGAGACCTTAAGCTTACTATGCCAACAGGTAGGACTTACCTATATCCAACTGAAGTAAACAGTATGGGTAAGGTTAAGTATCCACGCACCCGAATCCTCAACTATCCTGTGCAAGGATTGGGTGCTGACTTAATGGCTATAGCTAGAGTATCCTTACGTAACAGACTTAAAGATGTACAAGGTATTAAAATAATAAACACTGTGCATGATTCAATCATGCTTGACTTTGATGAAAAGATATGTTATACTAATAGTATAGTAGACACAGTTAAAAAGTGTTTTGAAGATATCCCAAGTAACTATGCTAAGTTATTTGGTAAAGAATTCAACCTTCCTATGAGGGTTGATATACAACTAGGTACCAATTGGGGTAACCTAGAGGACGTAACTTAATCTTAAGGAGATTATATATGCAAGTAAATGTCGTAGATGTATCCAGCTTGAACACACATTCAGCAAAGAATGGTAGACAATACCAGTCAATAGAAATCATGTACAAGAATGATGCTGGTCAAGCACAAAATAAAAAGCTAATGTCTTTTGCTAACCCTGCAGTATTCAAGGCAGCACAGACCTGGCAGAAAGGTGATGTAGTTCACGTATCTACAGAGAAAGACGCAAATGGATATTGGCAATGGACAGCAGTAGGCAATGATGCAGCAGACGTTACAGACAAACGTGACGATGGTACATCACAGGGCTCTACTCAAGCCGCAAGCTCTGCACCAACTAGAGTCTCAGGTAGTAACTACGAGACAAAGGATGAACGAGCAGCTAGGCAAGTAATGATAGTCCGTCAATCGTCGTTAAGTAATGCTGTTGCTACATTAGCAATTGAAGGTAGCAAAGCTACAGCTAATGATGTAGTTAGTTTAGCTAAACTATATGAGGGCTATGTCCTCGGTAAGGAAGCTGAACCTGCTAGCATTGCTGAACTAGAATCTGACATACCATTCTAAATGCAAGTTTTAATTGACCATGATTTAGTGGTGTTTAGATGTGCAGCATCTGCAGAGAACGATAGTCTTAACATAGCAATCCATCGAGCAGAAGCATTGCTTGATGAATTGCTTACTAAGACAGGTGCAGATAGCTATCGTGCATTCTTATCAGGTAAGTCTAACTTCCGTAAGGCTATCTATCCTGAGTACAAAGCTAATCGCACTGCACCTAAACCTGTGCATCTGGAAGCTCTACGAGAATATGCTCTAGACAAACAGAATGCTGAGTTAGCACCTGATACATTAGAGGCTGATGATGCTCTAGGCATTAATCAGACTGATGATACTATGATTGTATCATTAGATAAAGACTTACTGATGGTACCAGGTAAACACTTTTCATGGGAGATTAAGGGTAAGGGTTGGACTAAGCCTGATAAGTTCTTTACTCAAGATGCGATTGGTGGTATGAGGTTATTCTTTGAGCAATGTCTCAAGGGTGATACTGCTGACAACATCAAGGGTATAGAAAAGATTGGTGATAAACGTGCCAAAGCCTTACTTGCTGACTGTGTCACGGAACAGGAGATGTTTGATACTGTCCGTGATGCATACAGTAATGATGAAGAGTTCATCATGAACGCATCAGTACTGTGGATAATGCAACATGAGGAGGATGTATGGAAGGAAAGGTTTAATGCCTACGTTCAAGAGTAAGCTAGAGATAAAAGCTTGGGCAGAACTCAAGAAACATTTCCCAAGTGTTAAGTATGAACCTGATGTAATAGAATACATACAACCAATCAAGTCACGGAAATATAATCCTGACTTTCGTATGGCAAAGAATGTATACATAGAAGCAAAGGGTAAGCTTGACTTAGCTACTAGACAAAAAATGGTTTGGTTTAAAGATTGTAATCCTGAAGTCACCATAATTTTCTTGTTTATGAATCCCGATAACAAGATAACCAAACGTAGTAAAACAACATACTGGCAATGGGCTGAGAAACAAGGGTTCATGTGGCTAGACTTTAGAAAGGATTGGATAAATGATTATAAAAAACTTATCAGAAAATAGTGATGGTAGTTGTGACTTTGACTTTAAGGTTGACAAACGAGAGACAGAGTTCTTACTATCCTTCGCTATCAAAGCTCTCATGCGTGAGGGTATAATAAAAACAGCAGACGAAGAACTATCTGAACATGAGGTAGAACTTCCAATGGAGAATTTACAATGAAGAAACATCTTGTAATATGAGTAAGTGGAAACCTATATATGGTACAAGGTATCAAAAGAAATATCCTCAAAGATATATGCTTAAGTCAGCACGTACTCGTGCAAAGAAGAAAGACATAGAGTTTAATATAACTGAAGAAGATATCATAATACCTACGTACTGCCCTATACTTGGGATTAAGTTAAGGGATTCTTTAGGTAAGGGTACACCAGGTGGGGTTGATTCCTCACCTTCCCTTGATAGGATTAATCCTAACAAAGGTTATATTGTTGGCAATGTACAAGTACTATCACACAAAGCTAACATGATGAAATCAAACGCAACAGCAGAAGAGTTACATGCATTTGCTGATTGGATTAAGGAGAATATAAGATGAAGAAGCATTTAGTTATTGGAGATGTACAAGTTAAACCAGGTATATCATTGTCTTACCTAACATGGATAGGTAAGTATATAGTAGACAAACAACCTGACGTTATAGTCATGATTGGTGACTTTGCTGATATGCCTAGCTTATCATCATATGATGTAGGTAAGAAATCATTTGAGGGTAGGACATACAAAGCAGATATTAAAGCTGCTCACAAGGGCATGGAAGCTCTTCTAGCACCTATGAAAGCTCTTAACAAAAGGTTAGCTAAAGCTAAGAAGAAGTTATATAAACCTAAGATGGTACTAACTATGGGTAACCATGAGCAGCGAATCAATACTGCT